CCAGCCGCAGGCCCGATCGCGGGCATGGCCGGGCGCGTCGCGGGCACGCCGATGCGGGGATTGCAGGCGACGCAAAACAGCGCCACGCCCGACTTCGAGGCCCTGCCGCGCGCCGACGCCCTCGACGCCCTGGTGGACGAGGCCATGGCGGGCTGGCGCCAGCAGATGGGGCCGGTGGTCGCGCCCCTCGAGGCCCTGTTTGCGCGCGCCGAGCGCGAGGGCTGGAGCGCCGAGGAGCTCATCGATGCGCTCGCACCCACCCTCGCCGAGCCACACGAGGCGGCACTCAACGAGGCGCTGGCGCGAGCGGCCTTCGCGGCGCGCCTGGCCGGCGTGCACGGGCGCGAGGAGCTCGCCGAGGCCCCCGAGGACGGCGGCGATGGCGGATGACGCCGACCGTGCCGAGGAGATCATGGCGCTGCATCTGCGACTGGCCCTTCAGGCCGCCTGGCGCCGATCGGCCGATCTGCCGAGCCACGGGATGGGCCACTGCCTGTGGTGCGCGGCACCGCTGGCCGCGCCGCGCCGCTGGTGCGACGCCGGCTGCCGCGACGACTTCGAGGCCGACCGCCGGCCGCCTGGCCCCTGATCGATGACGGAGAGCCCCATGCCCGAGAGCCCACTGCCTGCCACTGCGCCGATCTGGCTTGAGATCGAGGACGTGCAGACCGTCATCGCCACGCCGCTCGTCGTCGATGACGTGCAGCGCGTGACCGCCACACCCCCCCAGCCCCCCGCGACCCACGAGGAGATCTCCGATGCCCCGACGTAACGGCCCCCTGGTGCTCGACCAGGCGCTCAACTGGATCCGCAACCACGCCAGCCAGCAGATCGCGCTCGCCGGCGAGCCCACCACCGCCTACGAGGGCTGCGATCCGAACGTGTGGGTCGCCAGCACGGCCTACGCGGTAGGCAGCGCGGTGCGCCCGACCGTGCGCAACGGCTTCGCCTACGAGGTGACCACGGCCGGCAGCACCGCGGCCACGGAGCCGACCTGGCCGACCACGGCCGGGGCCACGGTGGTGAACGGCGGCGTGACCTTCACCTGCCGCGTCAACCGCGCCCTCTGCACGGCCGCCATGGCCCCCGGTGATTACACGCTGGCCAACGGCCTCGGCCCCGGCAACATCCCGCGCCGGGTCATTTTGGCGGCGCGTAGCGCCATCCCGGTGTTCCGGACCGGCAGTGCCGATCACGTCGGCCTGATGCGCCCGGGCACCCCCAGCACGCCGCCGGAGCTGTTCCAGGTCACGGTCTGCGCGGCGCAGCCCCTGACCGACGGCAACCAGGTCAGCTTCCCGGCCTGGAACATCGAATTTTCGGCCCCGACCTGAGGATCCCCCGATGAGCAGCCCCGCACTCAGCCTCGATGAGGTGCGCGCGCACGCGGCCGACGCCACGCTCGCTACCGCCCTGGCCCTTGGCGACGATGTCGCCGCGGCCGCCCGGCTCAACACCCTGCTGCCCCCCACCCTCGCGGTGGTGCCGATCTGGAAACTGGCCGCGTGGGCGGCCGGCACCGGGCTACGCGGCCGCTTGCAGGTGACGGCGGACAACCTGGCCGATCCGCTGCGCAGCCTGGCGCTGGCGGCACTCGATCTCCTGCGTGGGGGTGTTGCGCAGGGCCTCGATCTGGAGGCGCACGCGAGCCTGCTCGACGCCCTGCACGCCGGGGGCCTCGTCACGGCCGAGCAGCTCGGGCAACTGACGGCGCTGGCCCGCCAGCCGCGCCAGGTGACGAGTAACGACGTGGCCCGCGTGGTGCGCGACGGCACGGGGAGGGGCCTGCTATGAGCAACAATGCGGTGGTGAGATTCGGCACAACGCAGACACTGGTGGCGTCCGGTGCGGCGCTGGCCAACAACACGATGAGCGCGGCGAGTGCGGCCTACGATCTGCGCACGGCGGGCGGCGGTTTTCCCGACGGCGACCTCGTGGCCACGCTGACCTTCGCCGTTGCGCCGACGCTGAACAGCACGGTGGACGTGTTCGCGCGCGAGCTGGACATCGACGGCACGCTCGATGCGCAGGTGCCGACGACTACGTTCCGGCAGCGCTACGTGGGGTCCTTCGTGGTCAACAACGTCGCGACCGCGCAGACGCTGCTGCTGCGCGCGAACGACTTGCCCACTCACGCCGAGTACCACCTACACAACAACGCCACCGGGCAGCAGATCAGCGCCGGTTGGACGCTGCGCCTGACCCCGCGCACCCTCGGCCCGGCCGTCTAAGGGCCTAAAGTGTCGCTGCTGGTCCTGCCTGAGCGGCGCATCCTCCAGCCGCAAAGGCCGACGCCGCACGTCCTGCCCCCGGGGTCCCTCGTCTGGCAATTCGGCGAGGGGGCGGTCCGCGAGGCCCGGACCAGCGAGGTCGGGATCATCACCGGCGACGCCGAGATCGTGCCGGCCTTCGGCGGGCGCGCGATCCGGCACAACACCGTTGCCTCTCGGACGCAGTTGCTCGCGACCGACGCGCAGGTGCCGACCGGCCCCTGTACGTTGCTGCTCGTCCACCGCAAGACCGACGCCGTGGTGCGCTGGGGTGGCGTGGCCAGCGTCGGCGCGGCGGCGACTTCTGCGCGGTGCAACGTCGCGATCCCGTTTGGCGACGGCTGGGTGTACTGGTGGCGTAACGGCACGCTGGCGCTGGGCGGTCAGCCGATCCACCCGTCGGCGTGGGCGTTCACTGCCGGGGCGCGCGGGATGGAGATGTGGCGCGACGGCAGGCGGATCGCGTCCAACGCGATCACCGCCGACCGCGTGCCGCTCGGATGGGCACCGTATGAACTCAACCGACTCGAAGGCAGTGCCAACTCCGGCGACCTGACCGAGATCCCGCTGTTCGTTCTTGTCCCCGCGCAGATGCCGGAGGCGTGGATCGAGCGCCACACGCGGAGCCTCGATGCGCCGTGGCAGATCTTCGAGCGTAAGCGCGAGGTCGTCTTCCGGGCGGCCGCGGTGGTGGTGCCGACGCTGACGCCGGCGGACCTCGCGCTTGGGCAGACGCTCGATGCGCTGGCCCTTGCTGTGGGCGTGACGCTGGCTCCGGCCGACAGCACGCACGCGCAGGTGCTGGATGCGCTGGCACTGACGCAGACGCATGTACTGGCACCGGCGGACCTCGCGCATGGGCAGGTGCTGGATGCGGTCAGTCTCACCCAGACGCATGCGCTGGTGCCCGCGGACCTCGCGCATGGGCAGGCGCTCGATGCGCTGACACTTGCGGTGGGCGTGACGCTGGCACCGGCCGACCTCGCGCATGGGCAGGTGCTGGATGCGGTCAGTCTCACGCAGACGCATGCGCTGGCACCGTCGGACAGCACGCATGCGCAGACGCTCGATGCGGTCACATTGAGCGTGCCGGGCGCGGCCAGCGCGGGTGTGCTCATCGTGCCGCGCGCACACGCCGAGCCGCCCGCGCAACCCACGCGGGTTGCGCTGCCGGCCAGGTCGTGGATCTGGGTCCCGCGCGCCGGCGGGGTGCGCGAGGAGCGGACCGGACTGGACGCGCGATTCACTGGCCAGGCCGGCCTCGTGCACCGGGGGCGCGACTACGCGGTCCGCCACGCCGATCCGACGGCGCATACCGAGCTGTGGCCAGACGACTCGATCCTGCCGACGCGCGGCATCACGCTCCTGATCGATTTTGCCAAGACGGGCGGGCCGCCGATCAATGCCGCGGTCATCGGGCAGGCGGCGCATGATGGCCAGGCCTCCGAGGTGTCGGTCGTCCTGATTGCCTCTATCAATGCTCTAAGTTGGTGTTACGGCAGCGCGCTCGACGTCGCCAACCCGGACCTCAGCCGCGCGGTGTGGGCGTTCACACACGGCGTGCGTGGGTTGGAGATCTGGCGCGACGGTGTGCGCCTCGCGCACACCCCCGGCAATGCCACGCGGAGCCGGTTCGCGACGCCGCTGTTCCTCAACCGGGGCGCGACGGTCACGACCGGCGATCACACCGAGGTCGGTCTGGTCGCGATCATCGAGCAGCAGATGCCGGAGGCGTGGATTGAGCAGCACACCCGGGGTCTCGATGCGCCGTGGCAGATCTTCGAGCGTAAGCGCGAGGTCGTCTTCCGGGCGGCCGCGGTGGTGGTGCCGACGTTGGCGCCGGCGGACCTCGCGCATGGGCAGGTGCTGGATGCACTGGCGCTGACGCAGCTTCAGAGCCTCGCGCCCGCGTCCAGCACGCACGCGCAGGCGCTCGATGCGGTCAGTCTCACGCAGACGCATGCGCTGGCCCCGGCGGACCTTGCGCATGGGCAGACGCTCGATGCGCTGACACTTGCTGTGGGCGTGACGCTGACACCCGCCGACCTTGCGCATGGGCAGACGCTCGATGCGCTGGCACTGACGCAGACGCATGTGCTGACGCCGGCGGACAACACGCACGCGCAGGCGCTCGATGCGGTCAGTCTCACGCAGACGCATGCGCTGGCACCGGCCGACCTCGCGCATGGGCAGACGCTCGATGGGCTGGCGCTGACGCTGCCTGGCCCGCCGGGCGCGCGCATCGACCACGTCGAGTTCACCCTGTCGCAGCGATCCATCGAGTTCACCCTGTCGCAGCGATCCATCGAGTTCACGCTGTCGCAGCGAGGAGGCAAGTCATGAGCCGAGTCAACGAGCGATCCACGGCCTGGGTGGAGGTCCGCCTCCGTGGGCGCGCTGACGATCCGGTGACCCCGGCCACGCTGAGCTACCAGATCGACTGCCTGACCAGCCGCACCGCGATCCGCCCGCCCACGGCGCTGCCGCCGGGCAGCATGGTCGAGATCCGGCTGACACCCACCGACAACCGCATCGTCACGGCCGATCACGCGCACGAGATCCGCCAGATGACGGTGGTTGCGACCTTCGGTGCCGAAGATCAGCAGACCGCCGTGTTCACCTGGCAAGTGATGAATCTGGTCGGGCTGAGCTGAGGCCATGCCGGTACGCCTCGATCAGGATCCCGGCCCGGCACCGCTGTTCCGGCCCGCGACGCCCGGCGAATTCGCGCGCGCTTTCCGGCTGCCGCCGGAAGAGGCGGTGCGCTATATGCGCGGCCGCGACCGCGTGCGCGTCAGCTACGACTGGCGCGCGCTCTGGCACGACGAGCACGCGCGCCAGTTCACGGTCAGCCGGCTGGCGCGCGCCGATCTGCTGCAGGCGCTCCGCGACGGCATCGAGGCCAGCGTCGGCGGCGATCTGAGCCGGCGCGACTGGGTGCGCAACGCGCGCGATCTGCTCGGGCAGGCCGGCTGGTGGGGCGAAAAGTGGGTGCCGACGCCCGACGGGCAGACGGTGCGCACGGTGTTCAACCCGGCGCGGCTGCGCCTCATCTACGACGTCAACACGCGCATGGCCTACGCCGCCGGGCGCTGGGAGCGCATCCAGGCCAGCAGCGCCACCCACCCGTTCCTGCGCTACGTGACCCGCGCCGATGAGCGGGTGCGCGAAAGTCACCGGCCCTGGCACAACCTGACGCTGCCGGTCGCTGATCCGTGGTGGCAGACACACTATCCGCCGAATGGTTGGCGCTGCCGCTGCCGGGCCGTACCGATGCGCCGCAGCGAGTACGAACGGCGCACCGATCTGCAGCGCGAGGCACCCGATCTGGCGCTCGCCGACTGGACCGACACCCGCACCGGCGAGGTGCGGCAGGTGCCGCAGGCGCTGGATCCGGGCTTTGCCTACCACGTCGGCGAGGCGGCGGCGCGCTGGCAGGGACTCGTCGATGCCGGGCGGCAGAAAACAATCGCCTACGCGGCGGACATCGGCGCAGCCTCGGCCGAGGTACTGAACGCACTCGCCCTGCGCGACTGGCAGGCGTGGCTGCCGCAGGCGCAGGCCGGGCGAGCCGGGCGTCGCCTCGGCTGGCTCGGCGTGATCTCGCCCAGCGATCTCGCGCAACTGCGCACGGCCGGAGTCGATCCGGTGTCGGTCGAACTGATGCTGCGCCCGGGCCTCGTCCACGGGCCGAAGGCGCGCCGGCACGAGGCTGCCGGCAATGCGCTCTCCCCCGAGCAGTGGCAGACGCTGCCGCAGGCGTGGGCGCGCGGTGCGCAGGCGCTGCTGCTGGATGTGCGCAGCGGCAAGCTGCTGTGGCTGCTGCGCGGCGAGGGCGCGCGACCGGCGCAACTGGCGGTGGAGGTGAACTTCGTCACCGACCGACCCAAGCGCACGGTCAACAGGGTCGAGTCGGCGTATCTCGCGCGCGCCGACGCCCTGGGCGGGCGTATTCGCGGCGGCGAGGTGCTCGTGCTGTGGGGGAGTGTCGAGTGACGGAGGGCCTGGCGTCCCCTCATCGAACCGCCTGTGACGGCGGCACCCCGTGGACCCAGAATTTCCACGGCTCGTCACCCGACCCGGTCAGGATAGCAGACCATGCTGAAGATCACCGTCGATGACCGCGAGATCATGGCCACGCTCAATCGCCTGCAGCGGCGCCTGGGCGATCTCACCCCCATCATGCGCGGGATCGCCACCGAGCTGGAGGCGCGGGTGGAGGCGCGCTTCGAGCGTCAGATCGATCCCAACGGCCGCCGCTGGGCCGCACTGAAGCCGGCGACGGTGGCGCGCAAGAAGCGCAAGGGTGCCATCCTCTATGACAGCGGCGACATGCAGGGCAGCCTGAACTCGGCGGCGGGCCGCACCTGGGCCGAGGTCGGTTTCGGCCAGCCCTATGCCGCCTATCACGAGTGGGGCACAGGGAAGATGCCGCGGCGCGGCCTGCTCCTGGCCGATCCGGATCGGGGCACGCTGGGCCGGGGTGATCGCCAGGCGGTGCGGGAGCTGCTGGCCGAGGCGCTCGACGAGGCCCTCGGCGGCTAGCGGGCGCAAAAACGCAGAATGCGCTGTAAGCCCGCAGGAGCCCGCGCAGGGCCTGGGGGTAGGCAAGGGTATTGCCTCGGCCTTGCACCGGCCTACGCAACGGCGCGCAACCGGTTTATTTGCGTGTCGTGGGTGCGGCGGTGGCCACTTTGGCCGCTCGGCGCTGGATCGCGCCCTGATCGGCCCCGGATCGGCTGTAACGCCGGTTAATCACCCGGCGCGGGTCCGACCGGTAGGGTCCGGCACATGTCGAGCGAGCCAGCCCCCGCCAACCCCCCGATCACGGCCCCGCCGGCGCTGCTGGCGGCGGCCGCCTTCTGCTTCGACGCCTGCGCCGAGGGCGACGCGACGGAGGCGTGGGCGCACCTGCTGCCGGCGGGCACCGTCAGCGGTCGCGATGGGCGCGGCCCCTACACGGTGGACGGGCCGGCGGTGCTGGCGGCCTTCGCCGCGCACGGCGGCGATCTGCCGGTGGACTACGAGCACCAGAGCCTGGTGGCCGCGGACAAGGCCGGGCCGGTGCCGGCGGCCGGCTGGATCACCGCCCTGGCCGAGCGGGCCGACGGGATCTGGGGGCTGGTGGCGTGGACCGCGCGCGCCAGCGAGCTCCTGGCCCAGCGCGAATACCGCTACCTGTCGCCGGTGTTCCGCTTCGAGCCGGCCAGCGGGCGCGTGCTCGCGCTGGTCGGTGCCGCGCTGACCCACACCCCCAACCTGGCCGAGCTGCAGGCCGCGGCCAGCCAGGAGACGATCTTTGAGGAGCCGCAGACCGTGAACGACACCGAGCTGCTCGAGCGGGTGCGCTACCTGCTCAACCTGCCGACCCTGGCCACGATCGACGACATGCTGACGCACCTGCAACGACTGATGGAGCGTCTCGCCACCGCCGAGCAGGCGGTCACCAGTGCGCAGGCGGCCGCCAGCACGCCCGATCCCGCGCTGTGGGTGGCGGTGAGCGCCCACCGCGAGCTGACCGAGCGCCACGCCGCGTTGACCGCCGAGGTGGCCGCCGCCGCTGCCGAGGCCGCGGTGAGCG